AGGATCTATTCCCCACTCTTTTGCTTTTTCATTTAAAAAAGTTTCATTTTTAATTTCACCTAAATAATCTTTAGCACATGCATTTAAACTAAAACTAAATCTGTTTTCATTAATTAAAGCTGCAGCAATCATGGTATCAATAATTTTACCATTAATTTCAAAACCATTTACGAGCAGCCAACCCACATCATAACTTGCATTATGAAATATTTTAGGACATGGTAACTTTAAAATATCTTGCATCCAAGCAGTGGTCATAGATAAATCCATGTTACCACCAGCATCATGTCCAATTGGAAAATACCATTGTTGTCCAAGTGCTGCTACTGCAAAACCTACGATGTGACCATCAAAGGTAGCCCAGCCAGATCCTTTAGTTTTAAGATTTGGATCTTTAGTTTCTAAGTCAATTGCAATCTCTGTTGCTTTTGATAAATCAGGATATTCCGCAGGAGCTATCCAATCACTATCATTATAGATAAAGTTCAATTGGTGAGTCATTAGTTTTTCTTCTTAGAGTATAATCCTTCTTTATTCAAATTATAAATTGCGCTTTCAAATGGAATGTTGTTGTCGAACATATAACATTCAGGACAGTAATACAATTTTTTATCTATTACAACTGCAACTGCAACATCACAAACTTCACAAATTATTTTATTATTTTTTTTCACATTAATTTTAAATATGTATTTTTAGATATAAATCTATGTAAATCAAAAGCAATAGTAATTCTTTCTTCATCTGAATTATGTATGTCTGTATAATGAGGTATGTTATTTTGAAACAAAGTTATTTTACCAACTTCATTTTTACTTCTGTGAGTCATAGGTTCATTTATTTGATTTATTGGATTTATATAATAAGTAGAGGTATCCTTACATTGTACACAAATATGACCCCCTAAATAAGTTCTAGGATGAACACCATGTATGTGTGGTTTTATACTTTCACCTCTCTTCATAATATTAGTCCAACAATTAATATACAATTCACTAGGCAGTGGTTGTTTAAAATATTTTAAAATTGCATTATGAAAGTTTAATATTTCATTTTTAATTATTTTAATTTCTTCAATATTCCAATTTAAAACATTATACTTATCAAATCTGGCTGTTGTGCTTTGTTCACCCAAACCAGTGTATCCATCCTTTACTTTACCACCATCAAATGTATTTACGGGTAGTTTTAATATTTCTTTTTCTTTACTTAAAATAAAATTTGCTAAATTATTAAAATTTATTTGATTTAATTTTTTCTCAAACAAATAATAATTCCATTCTGGTGCAAAAAAAGTTTCTTTCGGCTCACTTTTAAAGTTTATTACCGTAAACATTTATTTTTTCTTTTTTTCATCTTTCAATTTAAGTATTTCTAAATCACAATAATGTTTTATTTTTTTTAAATCTTCTATTCCATTTTTACCTAAATACCTACAAACATATTTAATAACATTACCTTGAAAAAATGAGAGATTATTTTTTGATATAAATTCATACGGTTGTATATGAAAGTTTTTGTAATGATTCCCACCTATCTGTTTATTTTGTGGAAATGCTTCATCGAACATATCTTTATCTGACATAACTAGCCTCATATTGTTTAAAATACTTTCCAAGCGGAAAGTTGTATTGATGGTAAGTGCCTAACAGATGTAATGTACTCTTAGATCTAGTGGCACCTGTATACCAAACCCTAAGTTCTTTAACTTTATCTGCTAAATTCTTTTTATCAAAATGCGAAGGAAAATTGCATTTGCTCGCCAGGACAACATTATCTGCTTCACCACCTTTTACTTGATGTATGGTATCTATAATTATTTTTGGTGGTAAGTTTAAATCAACTCCTGCTTTCATAAGTTTATTTAAATATTGTTTATCCTTATCTTTAAATTTTCTTTTAAATACTTGATTCCATGATCCTTTTTCATCTCTCATACCACATCTGAGATGTAATTCATCAAAATTAAATACTTGGTTTGGGTGAGCAAAGCTCCATTTTTTACTATCCGATGACCGGTATCCGTGGTCTATGTTTAATAAATACTCATACATAGTTACAGCTTCCTCTCTAGTAATGCTGCCACCTTTGCATATAGTTTCCCAATAATTAATTGCATGAAATTGATTCGGATCAAATGACTTGTTATTTTTTTGATCTTGATAATATAATCCGAGATCTTTTGCTTCCTGCTGCAGCTCTCGTTTCACATCATTTATTCGAGCCAACACCATCCAATCACCTTCCATATCCCAAGGCACCTTTTTAAGTCCGCCCCAACGATACACAGCTCCTTCTTTACCATTAGAATAAAATTCTTTTTCTACACGATTGTCCCCCATAGATTTTAAAATACAATTGGAGAAGTGATGTATGTTTTTATTTAATCGTACAGATTTTTTTAATACCAAAGATCGTCCTGGAAAGTTCTGAAACAATTCTACATCAGCACCATTCCATTCATAGATTGCCTGATCATCATCACCTGCAATATAAACTCGATCAACTTGTTTTGCTAACTTCACCACTAAATCCCACTGTAATGGAGTTAAATCTTGAGCTTCATCAACCATCAATACTTTAAATGGTATAGACACACCATCGTCAATAAATTTTTGTACCATGTCAGTGAAATCTAGTCGATCCGGTGTCCGTTGTCCGTTCTCCAGTTCCATTGTTTTAAATTCTTCGTATCCTGCAATAATGGATTTAAATTGCTGCAACCTCACCGCTTTTCTAGATTGTTGTTTATATAACCATACAGGATCTACTTTCATGTTTCTTGCTCGATCATAAATTTGTAAGGACCAATTGTTAAATACTTTCTGATCATCATGGCCTTCTTTGTAATTAACTTTAATGGTTCCGTATTGAGTATGAAACATCAAAAGATCAGCTTTTGGATCTAGAACGGGAATCTCAGCAAACTGTTGTCGTGCCAAACTATGTAGGGTTCTAAAATATTGAAAATCATCTTCATCATATTCTTTAAATCTTTTTCGGACTCTTGCCACACATTCATCAACTGCTTTGTTGGTAAATGATATGTAACAGATTTCATGGGGAGAATAACCTTTTTTGAGATACCTCTGGACTCTCTTAAGCAGATTCTCAGTTTTACCAGTTCCTGGTGGTCCAAATATTTTAATTGTCTTCCCACGAAGCTTTTGCTTTAACGAATTTGACATCTTTGTTTTTATGCTCACTCTGTTTTGGTAATGCGACTACCCAATGTCTTGTTTGAATACCTCTAAACTTAGACTTTGGTTGCGCACCACCTGTTTCTAAAAACTTTGTACATTCTTTTTCATTCCAATTATAACCCATTTTTTTCATAAAAGATTTAAAGGTTTCTAACTTGAACCTCATCTCAGTATCATCTTTCCAAATGTTACCAGAATCAATTTGATCAAACTCTGTAGTATCCTCAACATCTTCTAAGAATCTTGACATTCTAGAATTGAATACATCATCTAATTCTTCTATTGCATCAAAGCCTTCCATGTCTTGTTTAGTTGACATCAACTCTTCTAACCAATCTCTGTATGGATCTGGATCTCTTTTAGTTGGTTTAAGTGCTCTCCAAACTATATCGTAGTTTAATAAAGCCTCACCTAATAACTGTTGTTGATATAATTGTTTTGTAGATAATCTAATAGACTTACCTTGAATGGGAAGTATCCAATAAGGTTCTGGATATGAATTTACTTTTGTAAGTTTACCCACTTCAGGCAAAGCTTCATTTTTACCAATACCATGCTTTCGTCTTAAACAGGTGCTAGATGAACAATGCATTCGCGCAACTGATGTTTTGCATTTGTAAGCATACTCTTTATTCTCCACACCTTTAAAAATATTATTAAGTTCTTGAGGATGTAATGGCTCAGTACAAACTTTAGACATCATGTTACGAGTCCAATCTTGATACATCACAGGATCTGGATCAATCTTTTTAGCCAACACCGCTACGTTAAACATAGCATCATTACGACCTTCACCTTTTTGAATTTTGTTTTTCATAAAATTAACTACACATGGTGGGAAGTCTTTTGTTTCATCGTCTTGAAATATTTTTAATTTTTTAAATTGTGCAGGTGTAATTCTGTATTCAGATACAAATTTAAATAAGTCTTCTAATTTTATTGAATTCCCATCGTTGTCCATGGCAACTCTGGTAGTCATTTTAGCTTTTTGGTATGGTAAGTTTACAAAGTTACCTTTTCTTTTTTGATTCCAATCTTCAGGAGTTAAATCAACTTCATCCTGTGCAGGATAAATATCTGTAGTCGTATCATTCACACCAAGATCTGATGCAATCTCTAATAATTTTTTTCTCATATCAGATGCTGCAACAACACCATCAATGAACAATATTAAATGCATACCATTAGATTTAGATCTAAATGGTACTAATGGGTATTTCCTTTTCCGTATAACCGATATAACTTCCTTATGCTGTATATTATAACGATCAACATCGATGACCCCCCAAGAGCATGAATTATCATCTCTAATGGGAACTGATCCATAGTATTTTTCTCCTTTTAAATGTTGTAACCAATCTTCCTTGGTCATTGGTCTAGGTTCAACCCAATGTCTGAATTCTTGTTTACCATCACGGCCACGCGTTTGACCTAATGGTATTGAAGCACCAAAATATGTAGATGAGCCTTGGAAGAGTTCTACAAACTCTTCCAAGGTTTTGTCAAGTATCTCCATGACTAGAATGGAGTTTTTTCTGCTTGATCTTCGTTTTTGTGGTTAGCTCTCACAGCACCTTTTTTACATGACTCATAAAAGTCAAAGGCTGCTTTGATTGTTTCTTCGCTCTCCACTTGTCCGATATGCTCTATCTCCCAACCATACCAAGAACCTAAATTGTTCTTTTCAAGAACAGTTTTAAGTTTATACTGTTGAGTAAATGGTGCAGGTCTAAAAAAACCTTTACCATCTTTTCTCTTTTGTCTAAGAGACATCATCATTGAATTCCACTTTTTAGATTTTTTTCTTTGAGTAGATTTCATTGTGATTAGAGCCGTTGAAGACTTATCTGCTTCCACCACCATTACATAGTGAGACGCAGTTTCCTCAACGTAGTTACCATTATCAAGTCTATCTTTGCCTTTTTCGTCTCTAACAGTTTTAGACATGATATCTGAATCAGCAGGATAAACATTTACAGGAGCAACTGCACCTTTATCTCTATCCTTCCATTCAATGTATTCGAGTTTATAAAAGCATGGTATTACATTGATACCATCTGCACCATTATATAACTCATTTGTCACTGTGTTGTAGATCATTCCTGGTCTAGCTTCAGCTATAAATTGACTATCACCTTGTGTGACTTGTGGAGATAGTTGTCCAAGAACTTTAAGAAATGGTAATGCAAGACTATTTGAGTCTACATTATCAAATCCTTCGTCAGCGAATTGCTCTATATTGATACTGGCAACTGCACCGGCTTGTTGTTTAATCGCTACTTCGTTCGATTGTCCGTCTTTTATTTTCATAGTATTACCTATTATTTGTTAGTTATTTTTGTTTTATTTGCGATGTATACACCAAACAAATCAAATGGCAATTGCTTGCCTGTTTCGACTTGTTCTTTAACAAAAGCCTTTAAAGTCATTGGCTCAACTTTTTCTTTTTTATTATAGTTGAATCCATGTTCCTCACAGACCTTTATTAATTCAGAGACTTGGTTGTCCTGTCCTCTGTTGAATGATGCAGTAACCGTGTTCTTAATTAAATCTTCAAACCCGTTACCTCTCAACCAACTGAAGGCTTCCTCAACTCGTGATTCAGGAATTTTTGCTGCATAGAATGGTTTAACTTCTACAGAAGAACCATCGGCTAACTTCAGCAACGATACACCTGCTTCCTGCATCATCTCTGGAATTATTCTCTCCTCTAAATCACGTGATTTGTTTTTTAAAAGAGATAATTTTTCTTCAGCATCTTCAATTTGATTTCTCAAATCTTTTAACTGATTGCATTTTTCAGAAATAGATTTTACACTATTTTGATCAATGTCGATACTCGTAGACATTTTTTCGATATCCATATATTCCTCCTGTTGGCGTCTTAATTTATTTGCTTGACCTTTGCAAGAAAAAAAATATATCTAAATCGAGATGTGGAAATTTCCGTATAAGACTACCCCATACGAGCATCAACGTAATGCTCTAAATCAATCCGCTGAAAAAACACAGTGGGCTTACTTTATGGAGATGGGTACAGGTAAAACCAAAGTTACTATAGATAATATTGCTTATCTTTATTTACAAAGAAAAATAACAGCAACATTAATTGTTGCACCTAAATCTGTTTATACTAATTGGGAATCAGAAATTGAAGTGCATATGCCTGATGTTCTTAAATATCAAATTTATAAATGGAATATTGATAAACCAAAAGATTATTACAAATTAAACGAATCAAAAGATTTAAAAATATTTTTAATTAATGTTGAAGCTCTTTCTACAAAAAGAGGATTTGAGGGATGTATTGATTTTCTAAGGAAACATAAACTGAATTTTGTAACAATAGATGAGTCAACCACCATAAAAAATAGACAAGCAAAACGAACAAGAAACATTTTAGCACTAGCAAAATTATCGTACGTAAGAAGAATACTAACAGGATCACCAATAACAAAATCTCCATTGGACCTCTATACACAATGTCAGTTTTTAAGTCCAGAATTATTAGGTTTCTCAAGTTATCTTGCTTTTAGAAATAGGTATGCTGAGATGACGGACATACCTGTTGGCTCTGGAAGATATATTAGTGTGCCTAAATATTATAAACGTTTAGAAGAACTAGAAACTAAATTAAAACAATTTTCTACAAGGATACGAAAAGATGAATGTTTAGACTTGAAGCCGAAGGTACGTCAAAAAAGATACATTGAACTCGAAGGTGATAGCAAAAAAATATATGATCGTTTAAGAACCTCAGCGTTGGCAATAGTTGAAGATAGTACAATATCCTTTTCTAATAAATTAACAGAAATTATTAAACTTCACCAGGTTTGTAATGGATTTACAAAAAATGATGATGGTGAGATCATGCAATTACATACACAAAAAATTAAAGCTTTAGACGAAATACTTGAAGAAACTGATGGTAAAGTGATTATTTGGGCTAACTATATTTACAACATAAAAGAGCTTATAAAGTTTCTAGAAGATAAATATGGTAAAGAATCAGTTGTAAGTATTTATGGTGATATCGATGTTCAAAAAAGAAAAGAAGCTGTCCAGAAAATTCAAACGAACGATAAGGTACGGTTCCTTGTGGGTAACCCAACTACTGGGGGTTTTGGTCTTACTCTTACTGCTGTTAACACAGTAATTTATTTTTCTAATAATTATAATTTAGAAGTGAGAAAACAATCAGAAGACCGTGCTCATAGAATGGGCCAAAAGGGAACTGTAGTCTATATTGATATTGTTGCAAAAGATACATTAGATGAAGCTATAATGAAGTCTTTGACTAGTAAAGGCCAGATTGCTGCTAAAACTTTAGGTGAGGAAGACTTAAGAGACTGGCTTTTGTAATTTATTGTACATCTCTACTCTTTCTAAAAACTTATCTCCATATTCCTTTAAATCAGGCTCTGAGAGCTTAAATTCTTGATATTGTAGGTCTCGGGTACAGATTGCTATTACACCTTGCTCTATGGGGCCATAATTGGCTGTATGGGCTAAATAATAGGCACCCAACTGAAGTTTATAGTCTTCTACCCATTCTTCTTTTTTTGGTTTATTTGCTTGTTTCCAATCGATTATACTAGGTTTACCGTATGCAACTGCAGTTAAATCACACGTTCCTGCATATTTATTTTGATATTCTAAACTAATTTCATTACCCCAGATCTCTTCTAGTTTAATATTATCTAATATAGTCTTGGCCATCATTCTAGGTTTTGTGCCTTCTTCCATAGCATTAAAATAACCTTGACCATTCAAAGTGTACTCTAAGACTTGGTGCATTTCAGTTCCGATGGTGGAGGCTTGTCTCATAATTTTATCAGCTTCTTCTTCACCGACTCGTCTTCTCCAATTATCTAAAAATCTTCTATCCTTAGTTGCACTTAGTATCGTTGTAACACTTGGTACCTTAATGTTATCAACTAAATACTTCCTACCTGTGGTATCTGAAAATCTATTATAATGTTTGTAAGGATATTTTTTTACCAACTTCATACGAAGTTAATACTATATATGATTAGAAAGTACAGCTAAAACTACAGCAACACATCCACCAATAATCCATTTTTCCATTCTAGCTATTCTTGTTTCCATTCTATCTATACGTTCAAATGTTTGCTTTTGCATTAATCTGCAAATTCTTTCATGATTTTCAATTCGATCTAATGCAGATTTTCTAGCCACGTCTTGTTGCTCCTCTCTCCGCTATTGCTTGTCCAGTAGTATCTCCAGGAAATAAAGCTGCGTACTCTCTAGGATTTACTTGTTGTGGTTGTGTATCACCTTGTATGTTTTTCAATCCTGTTCCTGCTTCTTGTAATTGTAAATCTTCTGTTATGGATTCAGCTTGATCATAAGGTAATCCTCTTTCATCTGCCTCTATATCTCTTAATGCTAAATCTTCAGCATGACCCATTGCACTATTTACTGCTGTTTCCATGTATGCTGCTGCATCATTATCTTCATCTTTATTACCTGATGAATCGATTAATTCACCTGCAAACATATTTTCATAAGAATCTTTAGGTATGTTTTTTTCATCATAAATTGGTTCAGGTATCTTTAAAGACATTTGTAAAATAGCATCTGTTATTTCTTTTGGGTTAATATCGTTTGCGTTTACTCTTGGTACATCTCTATCTTGTTCGTTCATGTAATTAAATAGTCTCGCAAAAGCATCTCGTTTTTTAATACCAACTTTTTGTAATTCACCTGGTCCTGCTACAAATTTTTTCTCCGGTAAGAATGGGAATATTGATGGTGTACCTGCACCAATCTTTGTTCCTTTCATTAACTTTATTTTTTCATCTACACCAAGTGCATCGTTTAAATATCTTATAGCAACTGGATCACCTAGTATTTGTCCAAACTTTCTACCTAGTAATAAAAAGGCTAGTGGTGCTAATAAACCTTCTTCGTTACCACTTCCAATTAAATAACCACCTGCTACAGCACCTAATGCTCCAAGTTGAAACCTTCTCATTAAGAATGTTGATGGGTCTGATATTTTTACTTCAGATATAGATTTCATATATCTAGTAAAATTCATAAAATTATTAAAATGTTTTTTATCATCAAAAACTTTTTGTAATTTCTCAGCTACGAAGTCATCGTTTCCACCTTTAAAACCTAATTTGTTTATAAATTTATTGATATCAAATTGTGCAACTTCTTCTCCACCAAATCTCAACTCTTTTAAATTATAAATACCATTACCTGTTTGCACATCTTTAATTGTAAAACCTCTAGCTTCAGATAAAGCATCAACACCTTCTTTTTGTAATTGTTCCAAAGATTCTGTATAATATTCTTTTCCTATCTTAACCATCGGGTTAGCTGAAATTCTTTTATAGATTTGTCCAGGCACGCCTGCTTGATCATTAAATGAATCCATGAATGTATTCCATAAATATCTAGATCGTGCAGCATCAAACACAGCTCTGCCATTCTCACTCATTTTAGAATCTAATAGTCCATCATTAACTGTTTTTTTACCTGCACCTAATAAATATTTAAATTGTTCTATTGATTCTGGAGAACCAAAATTAAATACATCTTTTTCTAATTCTTTAAATAATTTATCTCTCTCTAAAGCTTCTCTACCTACGATTCCAAAGGTTCCTTTGTTAGTAAATAAAGTTTTGTCAAATTTTTTTAATTGGTTTGCAAGTCTTGGATTCGTATATCTATTAATAGTTACATTAAATAATCTATTAGCATCTTTAAGTCCGTCATTAATTTTTTCACCATTTCTAATTAAATCAGATATGTATTGATCTGCTGCTTCTTTTCCTTGTGTTGCAACATATTCATCATAAGTTTTTTTAATACTCTCGTCTCTCAATAGATTGTCTTTGTCTAATTTACCACCAAAAGTCATCCAATCATCTTCTAAATCATTTATTAATCTAAACGCACCTCTTTGATAAGTTTGAAAATCTGTTTGTTGTAATGCTTTGTTTAGCATTTGTCTTAGACCTATGTATTCTGATGGAGCTATCTTGGTACCAATAGATCCTAAGTAATCATAGAATAAATACATAGAATCACCACCTTGTTGTAGTGTCTTTGCAATCTCTTTAAAATTAGCATTTTGCCATCTATCTAATGCAGGAAATTGTTTAGCGTAAGTATTTAAAAAATCTTTTGCTGCTTTTTTTGTTCTTGTTAAATCAATAATTTTAGGATTACCTGTTGCATCTACTATAGAATTTAAAGCTGCATATTTAGATCCTATTAAGCCAATTCGTTTATTATAAACATCTGCTACTTGGTTATAGATACTACTACTTAAAGCACCTACCTTCATTAATGGTGCTAAGTTCATAAACTGAGCCATGAAAGCATTAGCTCCTGCAATCTCACCTTTTCTTACAGCTGCTTCACCCATACTAGCAATACCTGGAAATACTCCGGCAGTTTTAAAAAAGTTTTTAGCTAGTGAACCTAATCTTTTTTCATCTAAGTGAGCAACTAGTGGTGCTGGTAATTGATTTTCTCTTACGTAATCTAACATCTCATTCATCTCTGGTCCTTTTTTAGTTGGTAATATAGCTCTTCCAACTTTACCAAGCACACCAGTTAAAAATGGAGTAAACGCAGATGCAATACCTCCATAAAATAATGAGTCCTTAAATTCGTTTGCAGCATTGTATGTTAAATTTGTATCAATTTCATTTTTACCTAAGTCAGCTAATCCCTCTGCTAAAGATATTGCAATTGTTTTACCTGCAGCTTCATTCATCGCATCATAAGTAACAGATCCTGCTGCTGCACCAACTGCTCCAGTAAAGGTTGATAATATTTCTGCTTGACCTAAAGGACTTCTTACTACTCTTTCAGGTAAGTCTGCGGCTTTTCCAACTAATCGTAATGCACCACCAAATAATTTTAATGGTGCTGGTCCTCTGGATAACAAATTTCCAACTTTGTCCATTTGTTTTCCTACAGTCAATGGTCCTCTTGTCCACAGGTTTCCGCTTTTAGCAGCACCAAATAATTTACCTGACATCATTTTATAACCTAAAGCAACACCTGTAAGGTCACCTGCTAATACAGCTCCTGGTCTTCCTTTTAAAAAAGAATCTCTTTCATCTAATGCTTCTTGTATTGGGTTTTCACCAAATCTTTTTCCTTGAGCTATTTCTCCAGCTACTGCTTCTCTTAACAACATTAACTCATCTGTCTTTGGTCCTTTTAATTGTCCAGCATCAATAGCTGAATCAATTGCATCTCTTTGTTCTTGTGTTAATGCAAAAGGATCTAGTGTTTTATTATTAAGTCTTTCTTGAACTTCTTGAAGAGTAGCCATTAGAATTGAATACCCCCAATAATATCTTGTCTTTGTTCAGAAGACATTCCAGGAATTGGTACGTTTCTACCAAACTGTTCTGAACCTTTTAATAAACTTGTGAATCCATCAAGAACACCATCACTAGTGTAATAAGTTCTTTTTAATCTTTCTAAAGTAGAATCAATACTTCTATCTAAATCTTTTTCAAGAGCAAGTAGTGAAGCCATTGCAGTTTCAGCACCACCAAAAGCAGGTAAGATATTAATTACGGCTTCAGCAGCTGTTACGTCTTTTTGTGTTAAACGGTCAGTATCTTTGAATGAGTTTGCAAGTGCATAAGCTAGTGTTGTTTGTGCATTCACTAACTCAAACAATTCAGCAGTTGTTGGTTCTCTAAGTTTACCATCTACTCCAGTAATTTTTAAATTTTCTTTAGCATTCTTCTCAATTGTTTTCATTAATTTATCAGAATCACCAAATGCTTTTTTTAATTTCTTGTATTGTGCTTCAGTTATTTCTCCTGAATCATAACCAAGTTGCAGTGATCTCATAAATTGATCTCTTTGAGGATTTAATTTAGCTATAGCTTCTTGTGTGCTTCCTAAACCAAAGTCGGCTAAAGTTGAATTTAATTTAGACATAAAGATATTAAGATTACCTTTTGTACCAGCAGCTCCTGTAGCAGAGATAATTGATTTAACATCATAAACAATGTTTTTAGATTTTACATTTTGTAATAGTAATCTATGAGCTTTTGCTTCTTCACCATCTACTTTATCTTTAATTACAGCAGATCCATATTGAAAACCCTTAAGATTTGAATCACCATAAAGATTTGCTAAATCATCACCTGATAAATCTGAAGCTGCAATCTGTCTACCTTGAACTAGTAAATATGGAATTCCATTTTCATTAACACCTCCATCAAAGTTCTTAACTTGACCATTTGGTCCTATAAACTGTACTCTTCCTAAACTTCCTTTTGTTTTAACATTTTCATTTGCCATTTTATATTCAGCTAAAGCAATTTCTAAAGCTTGACCCATTAAAGAATTTTCAACTTCATTTTCTTTTAACTTCATGATTGCATAATTATTTGCTGCAGGACCCAAAGCTTGACCTAACACATCCATAGCTCCAGCAACACCACCTTGCATAGTTTTACCTGTTAATAAACCACTTGCTAAGTTAGCTAAAAACATTAGACCTGCTTGTGATCTTCTGCCTTCACTCAATTCTCTTTGATATTGTTTTGCTTTTTGAATTAATTCTGATGAATAGGTTTTACCATTTACTTTACCTGTATCGGTAATTACCATATCAGTTGTTTTTCGTAGATCCTTCTTATCAGTAATTGGTGGAGTTACAGTTTGGTTAGATAACTTTTTGTCATCGTTGTCCGTTGTCACTGGTGTTATAGGCATTGGATCTGCTCCACCACCTGGACCTGTCATCATATCATTTTTAGCAACTTTATCTAAATCAATTTTACCACCTGTTTCATTATCAGGCATTGTTAAATTATCTACTACAGCTACTTCTTTTTCTTGTTCAGGTCTTACTCCTCTAAATTGTTTTTTATCTTTTTTAGTTGGAGCTTCAGTAATTGGCTCTACGATTTTTTCTTTAGGTACAAATTTTCCAAATAATTCTTCATCACTAAATCCACCAGCTTCACCTTCTAATGCTCTTATTTCATTCATTCTTTTGAACTCTTCGTATTCTGCTGGTGACATAGCTTTAATTCTTTCTCTTTCTTTAACCCCTGCTCTGGTTAAAGCAGCTAATCCTTCTATTCCTCCAACGGCTAAAGCACCTGGTATAAATCCTGTTCCTGCTAAAGAAGCAGCAATCGGTAATCTAGTTGCACCATATCCTGCAGCTACTGAAAGAGGTATTGTCACTTCAGGTCTATTTCTTACTCCTAATGCGTTTAAGGTTTCTTCCATTCCTCTATACCCTGCATATGCAGGAATTCCTAAAACTTTTGAAATTGCACCAATCCCTCTTCTAAATAATCCTGGTGTTTTTGGAGTAAATGCACCTTGTCCTGGTATAACTACTGGTAATCTTCTAGGGTTATAAGCTGTGCTACCACCTGTTGGCATTCCAACCATTTGACCAATTCTTGCTTTAATAGGTTTAAGAGCACCTCTTTTAAGTGCTTCCTTTCTAAATATAGGTCTGTTTAAAACTTTATTTAAAGACATTATACCTGCCCTGGTTGTTTCGCACCTTGGAATGCTGCAAATGCTCCTATACCTGTACCAACAGCTTGAGCCAATGGACTAGTTGTTGGAGCTGCAGCCATCGTAACAGCTGATTGTGTTGTAGGTCCAGCAGCGTATAAATTTTTAAGGAACTCTGCTCTTTGATAAGGCTCGTATTGTTGTTGTAATTGTGTCTGTCTTTGAGCATCTAAAGTAGCTTGAGCTAATTGTCTTTGAACTCCACCTGCAGCCATTAACTGACTTAAATCTTGTTGCGCCATTGTTTGTTGCATACCACCTAGCTGACCGAGTTGTTGACCTGCTGCTAAACCAACTTGTTGTTGTCTTTGAGCAGCGCCTAAAGCTTGTCCAAAGCCTTGTTGCTGTGCTCTACCCATTGCTTCTAAAGCTCTTGATTGTAGCTCAGCTTGTTGAACACCTTCTCTACCCCCACCATATGCTCCTGATTGTACTGCTTGTGCTGATAACTGATTACCCATAATACCTGCTTGTCTTGCAATTTCATCAGTTACATAAGATTGATATGGATTTAAATATTGTGCTATTTGTGATGCACCTATAGGAGCCGCTGCTCCAGCAATTTGTGCAATACCTTGTCCAACAGTTGGTGCACCAACTCCTGTCTGACCTGCAGCAGTAATACCTTGTTGTTCTAATGCAGATAAAGGAGCAACTTGTACCCCTGGTAAAGAAATAGGTTGGTCTGCAACTTGTCTTGCAATGTCCATCAACTCTAATTTTCTAGACTCAATACCCGGTGCTTCTCTTACATATTGTGTTGTAATGCTAGGTGTCGATGCTGGTGCTTGAGACCCACCGCCTCCGCCAAATAAAAAACTCATAAATTTATCCTATCCATTTCTCTAGTTGTACATGTTTCTTTTTCCATCCCCATTTTTTGGAAACTCTTTCCCAACCAGGTCTGGCCATGATGCTTAATCTTTTACATTTATTTAATGTAGCAAAATCAGTTATTGCTTGTATTAATTGATCCTCCCACAAATCTCTTCTCTTACCTGTACATATAATTATTTCATATTGATTATAATTTGGCAGCGTTCCTATTTTACCAATACAAACACCAAATACTTTGTTTTCTTCTGATTCATCAGACCCAAACATAATCCAAGCTTGTAGTTGATCTTTTTTTAATTGATCTAAAAACCATTTTGAATCTGCATATTTACCAGAAAAAGCTAAAGCTTCAGAAACCATAAATTCCATTAATGGCCAAAATCTATCCACATCTTTAGGTTCCAGTGGAATAATACTTACTAAAGGTTTAATTTTTTTTTGAGTTTGTGCCATGTGCCTCCTCTAATAAATCAAAGATTCTTTTAAATCTTTTTTGTTGTTCATAGAAGTATTGGGCACCTTTTTCTCGCATATCTTTCATGCTATTTGGATTTGCTCCAGCTATGATTCCAGCGCCTAATACACCATCTGCTCTTGTTACAAACTCTCCGTCTGCTAATTGAGCTAACATTGTATCCTCGTCCTTATCTCCGTTTCCAGATCCGTCCTCTACATAACCACTTGCTCTAACATAATTGTTAGCATCGTCTTCATCATGAGAAACTTTTGATGGAAGATAGTTAATACCACCTTCATTAAATTTTTTTATTTCAGCTAATCCACCAGTATTAAATCTTGATTTAGATAATTCATAAGGACCTAATCTTGCAACATCACCTCTGTTTGCTTCTGGAATAAATACTTTTTCATATTTCTTTTCTTCACCTGTTGTTGGATCAATATAACTATAACTTCTTTGTGAAGCTAAATCTGCGTAATCTAAATTGTAAGTTGGCATGTATGAATCTACAGGACCTTGTTTAAATGCACCTGTTGCATATAAACCTCCACCGAGTAATGCAGAAATTTTTAATGGATCATATTCCATTTCACCACCCTCACCTTTTCTTTTAAATAAAATATCTGCTAATGAACCTCTACCTTTGTCTGGTTGTTGCATATACATTCTTGGATCCGCTCCTGCCATTGCACCTGTGAATTGTCTGCCCATAGCTTGTCCTGGTAAACTTTTTAAAAATGGTGCAGTTGCGCCATATGTTGCGCCTAATTTAGAATAAGGTACTGCACCTGGTGCCATCATACCTAAATTGTATCCACCAAAAGCACCAAGTGCTCCCCCAAGAATACTTCCTAATCCACTCGCTCCTGATTGTCTTGCACCTCTATATCCTTGTAAAGCGCCTACCGCACCTAATGCATAAGGTAATAATTGTAACATTATATACTGTTCTCCTTTAAAGATCTTTAAATATGAAATATTACCATTTTACTTAGGTAATATCAACTCATCAGCAAAACGTCCTTCATATTGATATTCACCAATGTGTGCAATCGGGTCGTCAATAAATGCATAACATTTACCACCCTTGTCTCTCCATAACTTACAGAAGGCAAAATCTTCACCTAAGTAAGTTTTAGTTACTGGGTCATGAATACAGTCAAAAAAGTTCCACATATGAGGCTTGGTTATATACTCACCATTAATGACAGTCTTTTGAACTATTGCCTTATCTGGATAATCCTTAATCATTTTGTCAAATACTTGTCTTTTAATTAACATACAGCCCGTTGGACTATGAGTTACCTCAATAACTCCTCTTTCAATTTTAACATCATCATGAGGATCTGCTATTTTCATTGGGTAAACGTTTGTCCATTTACCTATATCCTGTGAATTTTTAATTTCACCTTTTTTAAATTTATCATAAACTTTATCCCACCTCATGGTCTTTAATGGGTAAGGTATTGAAATAATATCTTTATCTCTTTCAATCATTTTAAATATAGACTCAGCATTAAATAAAATATCTGAATCCACAAATAACATGTGTGTATAATTAGATTCTAAGAAACCAGATACACATAGATTTCTACCTTGTGTAACCAAAGACGATTTCATGATTTGAAACGTCACTTCTACATTTTTTTTAAAACATAATTGTTGGAATTCTAATAATCCTTGAGCATAATGAATAGAACATTGATCATGTACTGGTGTTGCAACAAATATTCTGTAAGGTGACTTTTGTAACTCTAGTTTAACCGGTGGCCGTTGTCCGGTTTCCGTTTTCCACATTGGAATAATTTTTTTTGCTCCATCAACTATTTTAGGTCTAGGTTTTATTTCGTTCATTGATGGCTCCTCTCAAAAAACTTTCCCATTCCATTCCCTTTTTATTCCAATTATAA